ATTTGGTATTAGATCCCTCGATGATCATGTAATCTCCAACCGAGGTAGATCTCTGACCGCCTAGATTATACTGTTCACCCCATGAATCCCTAGTAACGTTTTGGGTTTTGGCGTAAACAGTCTCAAGAATGGTGATCAGATCATCAGGTGCCTTGAGCTTGCCTGATTCACGTTCTTTAATTTTTACTGGTATCTCTCCAATGTATTTGTCTTTATCCCTAAGAGTATTGTGATAAAGTTTGACTTTTACTATTTTATTTGCCATTTACTTCCTCCATTTTGTATATAATGAATCTAAGACCAATCGCTTTGGACTTGAGTCCCTGATCAGCCAACCTCTGTACGTTGTCAATGAACCATTGAGCTTGCTCTTTGTGGTTTCTGAAATTCCAATGCTCAATGATCTTTACTTGTTTTTTGTTTTTCATTCTGTATCCCACAATTTAATTATACGAATTAATCGAGAATAAATCAAGACTGTTTTGAGGTGTTGTTTTTGATCATGCACTCTTGAAAGAGGTGATTTGCCATGTTGTTCAACTTCTCTTTGATTTCTTTCTGTTCTTGATCTCTTTTCTCTCTCTCCTCTTTAGTAAGGTTTGTTGTTTTAACGATCTCAACCTCAACGAACTCATTAACTGCGTGGATCGCTTTAGCCTCGCATATCTTAGCTATTTGATCCTGGGATAACTTGTCTTTATGTTCGTTTTCAAACCCACAAACTATCTCTGCGCTTGAATATGGGATATCTATTCCCACTGATCTGATAAAGGTTTTGTCTCCCTCGACTGTTTTTGTCATAACCAAAACTGCACTGTATGTACTCTTCTTAGGTTTGCACCACTTGTCAGTCTTAGGGTTCAATGTTTGTTTTACAAACCTGTCTCCTCTTTTTGTAGTTTCGATCCAGTATCTGACCTTGGTTCTCAATCTGAAACCCCAAGGATAATTGTCTATCTCAACAGCTGAATCAAAATCTTTTGCATTATAAATGTATTCCATTATTGTTTACCTCCATTGATTAATTTGTTGTCTGGATAAATACCCTCGCTGTTTAGTTTCTTAAGAAACTCTATCTGTTGTTTGTATGATCCTTTCAAGATCGCAACACCCTGTATCCAATCACCAGATAATCTTTCAAGAGCCTTACCTGGTTTTGATCTTTTTAGAATCTGCTCAAACAGAGCTGGGTTCCTGTCGTAACTGTATTTGATTTCAATAATGATATCTTCGATCATTTTTTCTCCTTTGTTTTGTTGATTTCTTTTTCCCACACCTTCATTGTAGCAAATGATGAGAATAAAACAAGAATGTTTATATAATTTTTATGATCTCAGGTTCTTTCTTTTCGAGTTTGACGTGGTCTGAATATCTCTCTGTAATACATTCAAGAATATCCCTGGTTCTCTCACGATCTTTTGAATCACCGCCACCCCACGTCCAATATGGATGGTATGTAATATCTCTCAAATACTTGGAAATAGCCACGTTGATCATCCCTTTGTTAGCTCCTCGCATTGGATAGATTCCCTTGTCCTGATGGTAAAAATCAGAAACGTAATCACTAAACTTAAATAATTCTATTGCGGTCATTTTGTACTCTTTATTTTTTGGCATTTTTCCTCCTGTGTTTTGTTAATTTTCTAATTTTCTATATGCTGTACTAATTGCTTTTATGTAGCTATGTATTTCACTATTCATACCTTCCACACGACCACCATCTCTGATCGTGATGAAGTCATCATCGTAATCTTCGGCTAAGTTATCTAAGCAATTCATGATTACTTTGATTTCTTTGTCTGTTAGTTTTACTGTTTTCATTTGTAATATTCGTCCTCGACTTTTTCACCTAATGCTTTCAGTATGTCTAGTGTAAAGTTTTGCGCACCATTCATGCTGTCGTCATTTTCATCTCCCAGAGAAACATACTCGTCCCACAAAAGAGACGATATCCTGTTTATCTGGGCATTTGTTAATTTGATTGTTCTCATGATTTTCCTCTTTTTGTTTCCCACACTTATATAGTAATGAAACGTGAATGTTTTGTAAAGAATATTTGCAACCATATTATTTTTCATGCTATTGTTTTTTAGATTGTGGGAGATAATTATGGCTAAAAAAAAGAATGATCTAAGATTGTATATTCACCTGCCGATCAGGGCATACAAAGATCCTAGGCTACAACATCATCGCCAGGCACTTTTCGTATTGGCTGCGCTATGTTCTTACACTGATCCGAGAGGGATCTGTTTTCCAAACCAACTTTCCCTGGCAAAAGATCTGAATGTATCCAGGCAGGCAATATCCAGGTACATTAAGAAACTGATCGAGTGGGGATATATCAAGTATGCTCGCAAACAATTCAGAGGACAGAGAGGCAACAGCTATTTCGTGGTCTATGATAAGAATACATCAGAGACTCAGGCGTGTAAGAATGTTTCCCTGGCTAAAGAAGATATACCGATTATTGAGCAGGAGATCGCCAAACAAACCCTGGAAAAGACTGTGGATAACTCTGTGGATAAACTAGGGAAAGGAAACCCACAGGTAGCACATAGAAGAAGGGGACAGAAGGGGAAAAGCAACACTCAGGTTTCCCCTTACGCAACATCAGGGGTAGCACGTAACGATTCAATTAACGATAATAATAATATTAATAGGGAAGATAAAGCAAAGAAGATCATGCAATTCATGTGCAAGGCAACTATCGAGATCTATGCCAAAGACATCAGCTATGATCAAAAGCAGATCCAGATCGTAGAAGGCTGGATCAAGGATCATGGATTGATCGTAGATGACCAGTGCCTGATCAAGATGAGAGACGCTTTACTCTGGTTCAGAGATAAGGAACCCATGAAAGACGTACCCAAACATATCAACTTCTACAAACCATGGCTGTTGAACCAATCAAGAGCCAGGACCATGAAGGATAAGATCCAGAAACTAGGGGATATATTAAAATACAAGAGCAAAAGGAACGTTTAGATCTTGTAAAACCACGCAAATCTGTGGGCGCTGGCAAAAAAAAGGACATAGGGAGGTCCCAGGGTAAGGGGTACATAGAGGTCTCTCACACAATTTTTTTCCTATTTCTTAGAAAGTTTGGCTGTAATGCTAGGCTAAGATCAATAAAAAGCCATTCTGAGGCGTTTGAGAGGCTTGTATTGGATGTTTACAAACATTGCTAGGTGGATAATAATTAATCTATGAAAATTAAAAAAAAACAACAAGACGCTTTGATGAGACACGCTGTGCATCATACGCCAAAACACATGGCGCTTATGCGCAAAGAAATGAAAAAAGGTAAGACTTTTGGGCAGGCTCACAAAATGGCTATGAAGGTGGTTGGAAAATGAAAATTAATAAAAAAAAATTTCCTGATCTTAGCAAAGATGGGAAAGTTACAATGAAGGATGTACTGATCGCTAAAGGCGTGATCAAGAAGAAGAATGGCAAAAGTAAAAAATATACCAACTAACCCAGGACTCTACGCCTCGGTTAAGGCTCAGGCTAAGAAAAAGTTTGACGTGTATCCTTCTGCGTATGCAAATGCCTGGCTAGTTAGGACTTACAAGAAAAAAGGCGGAGGATACAGGCGTGGCTAAACCAGGCGGTTTGACCAAGTGGTTCTCTGAAAACTGGGTAGACATAAGCGCTAAGAAAAAAAATGGAAAGTTTCAAAAATGCGGTAGATCTTCTGCGAAAGGATCTAAGCGAGGATACCCAAAGTGTGTACCAGCCAGTAAGGCGGCAAGCATGACTAAGTCTCAAATCAGATCAGCTGTATCTAGGAAACGCAGAGTGAGACAGGGCGTGGGCGGAAAACCAACAAACGTGAGAACCTTTGCCTGATGGTAGCCAAGAAACACCAAAATCCCAAAGGAGGACTTAACGCAGCTGGCAGGGCGCATTTCAAGCGCAAAGAAGGATCTAACCTTAAAAGACCTGTTAAGTCTGGGACCAATCCAAGACGAGTATCTTTTGCGGCAAGGTTTGCTGGGATGCGTGGTGCGATGAAAGACTCCAAAGGGAGACCTACTAGGAAGGCGTTGGCTCTCAGAGCCTGGGGATTCCGATCAGTAGAATCTGCTAGAAATTTTGCAAATCGTAATAAAAAATCGTAGAATTGATGAAAAGGTTTGATAATTCCTCAATTTCCTTTTTTGTATATAAACATGACCAGCGGTTTCCTTGTTTCCCACAATTCAATTTTACCGCTGGTCTAGAGAGGTTTTATGGCTAAAGAGAAAGTTTATTTGAGCCTGATAGCTTATAAAAATAACAGCGAGAGTCCCAATGCTCCCCCTTATTCTTTTAAGAAATTTCAGATTACAGAGAGATTGGTATTGGAGCCTGGCATATACGATTTAGATGTCTACGAGAACCAAGGAGACAAAGGATCGTATCTAAGCATCAAACTCAAAGAGCCTTGGAAAAAAGATAATTTTTGATGGAATTTACAGACCTGCAAAAACTCTGCCTCAAACATAGAGTGAGCGTAGCCGAGTTAAATAGAAAAACAGGTATACCTATGAGTAAACTGCGTGCTATGTTATCAGGTAAAGCAAAGATTGATGATATGAGAGAATCTCAATTTATGGATATTTTTAGGAACGCTGATGGGTAGGCAGAAAACAGACAAGTCAAATCCTGTGGTCAGGTATGGTGGTGTTAAAATGATCCAAAAAAGGATCAAGCGATCCGAGATCATCGATCACAACAAAGACGCTGTTGCTCAAGAACTTATTGATATTTCAACTAGCAATATCACCGATGTCCTGGACTGGCGAGGAGGGAAAGTATATCTCAAAGATCCAGTAAATATTCCAGACGCAGCATTGAGATCTATAAAAAAAATTAAAGTGTCTGGCAAGGATGGAGAGAATCTTGAGATTGAAATGCACGACAAGATCAGATCGTTGCAAACTGTAGCTAAGGCTGCTGGACTGCTGGATCAGCCAGAGCAAGATAGCGACAAACCATCTGTCATTGGTATCCAGATTCAAGGTCCAGATTTGATAGAGGTTAAAAAAGATGAGTCATGATCTTAAATTTAATTTTAAAAAATCACCTACGATCTATAAGTTTCTCCAGGACAATTCGTTTGTAAGAGGTGTTGTAGGTCCTGTGGGATCAGGCAAGTCATACGCTTGTGCTGCCGAGATCTTCATGCGAGCAGTCAAGCAAAAACCATCTCCTAAAGATGGGATCAAATATTCACGTTTCGTTATTGTTAGAAACTCATATCCAGAATTGCGAACAACAACTATCAAGACCTGGCAAGAAATTTTCCCAGAGAATGTCTGGGGTTCTATGCGGTGGTCTCCTCCGATATCACACCACATCAAACTACCATCGAGAGGATCTGCCGCTGGGATTGACTGCGAAGTTATCTTCCTCGCATTAGATCAGCCTAAGGACGTTAGGAAACTATTGTCTTTAGAGCTGACTGGTGCTTGGGTAAACGAGGCAAGGGAACTGCCAAAACAAGTAATCGATGGACTTACGCACAGAGTAGGAAGATATCCAAGCAAAGCCGATGGAGGTCCTACTTGGCGTGGAGTTTGGATGGACACAAACCCAATGGAGGATGATCATTGGTGGTATGTAACATCTAAAAAAGAAGTATTGCCAAAAGGTAAATTTGGATGGAAATTTTTTGAACAGCCTGGAGGTGTTGTTCAGGCAGAAAAAGATGATCTACCTGAAATGCCAGAGGCTAATGGTTATACCTTCTCAGCTGGACATTGGTGGAAAGAAAATGAAAAGGCTGAAAATATTAATAATTTACCATCTGGTTATTATTCTCAGATCTTGGCTGGTAAAACCAGAGACTGGATCAAATGCTATGCTCAGGGTAAATATACTTTCGTTCAAGAGGGCAAGCCAGTATGGCACGAATATGAAGATACAACAATGTCAGCAGAAGGACTAGAACCTGAGAAAGGTCTAGCGATCACGATAGGCTTGGACTTTGGTCTTACTCCAGCGGCTGTATTTGCTCAAAGACAGTCAAGCGGAACTTGGTATATTTTGCATGAGCTAGTAACTTTTGAAATGGGTTTAGAAAGATTCGGACACTTGCTCAAAGGCGAGATGGAAATGAGATTCCCTAAATTTAATTTTCAAGTCTGGGGTGATCCAGCTGGTGTAGCCAGGGATCAGATCTACGAAACTACCGCTTTCGATCATTTGAAAACTCTCGGTATTGTTGCGAGACCTTGCGCTACTAACGATTTCAAATCGAGACGTGAGGCTGTAGCAGGACCTATGACAAGATTGATCAATCACAAACCAGGGTTTTTAGTAGACACAAAATGTACTAAAGTTAGAAAAAGTCTGGCAGGTGGGTACCACTTCAAAAGGGTACAGATATCAGGGCAAGAAAGGTACAGAGATGCTCCAAACAAAAACCAGCACTCCCATGTAGGGGATGCTTTAGGTTATTGTTTGCTAGGGGGTGGGGAGCATACCAGGCTGATTAGAGGTGGGATAAACCCATACTTTGTAAAAGACGCTGTAGCAAAAACTGACTTCGAGATTTTTTGATGGATATGTTAAAGGTGCTAAACAAAGAAATGCGATTGTCTGGCACTAACAAAAAAATAGATTTTTACCAAAGAAAAGATCTTTGGATGATCAGTCTGCCGAAACACGAAAAAGAATATTTTAACCAGATCCCTAACTATGAAGAGTATCTTTACAAAAATTCAATCAAAAACTCTTCATTTACAGCCTTTATAGACAACAAACCTATTGTTTGTTTTGGTTTAGTAAAGATGTTTCCTGGCACAGCTGAGGCTTGGTTGATACCTAGTTTAGAGTTAAGATCATCAATTTCATTCTCATTACCTTTCCATAAAGCTACCAAATTGTTTTTTGATAATGCTTTTTCACTGTTCCAATTACATAGAATACAAGTTACCATTGATGTAACAAACGATATCGCTGAGAAATGGATCAGGACGATGGAGTTTAAAGAAGAGGGAACCATGAGAAAATTTGGTCCTTCTCAAAACGATTATGTAATGTTTAGCCGAGTGCTAGGAGATATAAAAAATGGGCGGACTATTTAGCAAACCTTCTGCTCCACCACCACCAAAGAAAACTGAGGACGTGGTAAGCCAAGCAGAAAAACAAGTAGACAGAGAAGAGAGTCGTAAAAAACTTGCAATAGCACGTAAAACTAGAGCTAGGACCACAGGTGGACAGAGAATGTTATTAGGAGATCGTGGCGCCACTGGAGTAGAATTTGAAACAACTAACACGCTTGGTTATGGCAGGAATCCGAGAGCATAATGGGATATCCAAGAAACCCAGCAAAAAAACCTAAAAAGAGAGGAAGATAATGCCTAAAGTAACAACTAAAGATGGTAAGACTAAAACGTTTAAATATACCAAAAGCGGCATGAAAAAAGCTAAAAGCTATGCAAAAGCTACAGGATCGAAAGTTTCGATGAAAGGAGCTATGAAACGCAGAGTTAGCAAAGGATATTAATTGGACGCAAGGCAGATATTAAACCAATACAAAAAGGCTGAGGCTAGAAAAAGTCTTTGGAGAGACATATACGAAGAGTGTTACGAATATGCTCTACCTCAAAGAAACTTGTATGATGGTTACTACGAAGGGAATGTCCCAGGGCAAAGAAAAATGTCCAAGGTTTTTGACTCTACAGCAATTCATTCTACTATGAGATTTGCTAATAGGATCCAGTCAGCGTTGTTTCCGCCATATAAAAACTGGGTAAAACTTAATCCTGGAGAAGAGATCCCAGAAGATAGACAGGTAGACGTGCAGCTAGCTTTAGACAGAATGAATGAAACCATGTTCTCTGTTCTTAGGCAAACAAACTTTGACGTTGCGATAGGAGAGTTTTTATTGGATCTATGCGTAGGCACAGCCTGCATGTTGATCCTTCCAGGCAAATCAGACGAAAAACCAATCAACTTTATACCTGTTCCTCAATACCTAATTTCTTTTGACGAAGGACCAGATGGCGAAGTAGAAAACGTATACAGAAAACTTAGACTCAAAAACTCTGTGATCACAAGACAGTTTGAAGACGCAACTATACCAGCTGATCTACAACAAAAAATAGATAGAAAACCAGATGATTTTACAGAATTTGTAGAGGCAACTATGTTTGATCCTGAAACGAACAAGTATAACTATTGCGTTGTATACAAAAAAACTTCTGACAAGATCGTAGAAAGAACATATAAAACGATGCCTTGGGTAGTCAGCAGATATATGAAAGTGGCTGGCGAGATCTATGGTAGAGGTCCTTTATTAACAGCGATGCCAGATATCAAAACTCTAAATAAAACAGTAGAACTGTTGTTAAAAAATGCAAGTATTAACATTGCTGGCGTTTATACTGCAAGCGATGATGGCGTTCTAAACCCAAACACTGTTAGGATCGCACCAGGAGCTATCATTCCTGTTGCTAGGAACGCTGGTCCCCAGGGTCCATCTCTCACCCCTTTGGCAAGATCTGGGGACGTTAATTTAAGTCAGCTAGTAATCAATGATTTAAGATTGAATGTTAAGAAAATATTACTAGACGAAAGTCTGCCACCTGAGAATATGTCGGCTAGATCAGCAACAGAAATCGTAGAGAGGATGAAAGAGCTGTCTCAAAACTTAGGATCAGCGTTTGGAAGATTAATATCAGAGGCTGTACTCCCAATAGTTACAAGGACTTTATCTGTTATGGATGATAAAGGCTTAATTGCTCTACCTTTGAAGATGAATGGGTTAGAGGTAAGCGTTCAACCAACAAGTCCTTTGGCTGTCGCTGCATCTAACGAGGAAGTGCAAACAGCAATGTCCTTTATTCAACTTGCAGGTCAGTTAGGTCCATCAGGTCAAATGGCAGTAAACATTGACCGAGCAGCTGATTACATAGCAGACAAACTAGGAGTCCCAACAGAATTAAGAACGACTCCGCAAGAAAGAGAGGCAATGGCAGCTCAAATGATGCAGGCTCAAATGATGCAGGCTCAAGCCGCACAAGGGCAAGCTCAGGGACCAGCGCCAGATACACCACCTGAGGAGATGATGCCTAATGAGCAATGATATTGATTATTCAGATAATGGCTGGGATGGTCTTAGTTTTTACGAAGAAAATGCGAAGGTTACAAAAACAGACATGGAACTTGATATTTTGTTTGCTAAAACTTTTGGCACACCAGAAGGTAAAAGGGTTTTGGATCACTTGTGTGCAAAAACACTTGAGAGTCCATCATGGTTTCCTGGGTCAGATCCAAACTATGGATTTGTAAGGGAAGGACAAAATAGTTTAGTTAGGCAAATCCTAACGAGAATAAACAGAGCTACAACCAAGCAATAGGAGGCATACTATGGCAGAGGCAGCACCAGAAAACGAAAATAAGCAAGAGGAAGTTTCACGTGAAACCCCTGAGGAAAAAGAAGGTCTTTTGTTAGACTCGGTAAAACTTGAAGAAGATAAAACCGAAGAGCAAGATACTATATCACACAGAGAAGATGACGAAGTCGATCTTGATTCTGTTGAGTTTGAAAAACCTGAGTATTATCCAGAAAAGTTTTGGGATGAAGAGGAAGGTCCTCAAATAGAAAAACTCGTAAAAAGTTACAACGATCTTGAGAAACAATTTTCTATGGGGGATCATAAACCACCTAAAGATGGCAATTATCCAATAGATTCTCTTATAGAGGGGAAAGTAGATAAAGACGATCCTGTTTTAAATAAATTTATAGAAGTTTCAAAAAAATATAATGCGCCATCAGCTATGGTGAAGGAGCTTGTATCCGAAGTTATCTCAAGCACAGATGTTGAGTTAGATCGTATAGAGTCTAACAATCAAGAACAAATGGAGATCTTGGGACCTAAAGCAGAAGAGCTTTTGAAAAACACAGGCAGGATGGGAGCTAATTTACACACTAAAGGAATATTCTCTGACGAAGAGTATGAGGAGTTTAAATTTATGGGAAATACAGCCTTGGGCGTAAGAGTTTTTAATAAGGTGTTTAATTACTATGGAGAAAAAAACATACCTGTTGTCGATGCAAATGCCGATCTAGGCATGTCAGACGAGGAGCTAAAAGCTAGAGTCGGTGATCCTAGGTACAAAACTGATCCAAGTTTCAGAGCAGAGACTGAAAAACTCTTTCAGAAAAGATATCCAGGCGAGTATAAACCAGGCTAATCTAGTTTAACCTTAGTGTTGCATTACAAAGACTCATAGTTTATTCTTACTTTAAGAGACAATCCTTTCAGGACCTCAGTTAATGAAGTTAGCTGTAGCCTTTCTAAGACAACTACACAATATAAGTAATTAATAATATAGGAGTAATATATTATGGCACAAGGTATAACAAATGCTTTTGTTACGCTTTTTGATCAAGAGGTTAAGCAGGCATATCAAGGAGAGTCAAAACTTCGTGATACTGTTCGTTTAAGATCTGGATCAGGATCAAATACTGTGAAGTTTCCAAAAATAGGTAAAGGAGCTGCTACAGTACGCATCCCACAAACAGATGTAACACCATTAAACGTAACTTATTCACAAGTTACAGCAACAATGTCAGACTTTAACGCTGCTGAATATAGCGATATATTTCATCAAGCAAAAGTTAATTTTGACGAAAGACAGGAACTTGTCCAGGTAGTAAGTAAAGCTATTGCTAGAAGACAAGATCAATTAATTATAGATGCTTTAAACGCTGCATCTTCGCCTTCAACAGTCGCAAAAACTGTCGTAACCTCTGGGTCGGCAGCTGCAAGTAACTTAAATGTAGGTAAGATTATCGCTGCTAAAAAGGCATTGGACGCTAATAACGTACCAGCTGAGGACAGATGCCTAGTCATCCATGCCAACAGTTTGAGTGGGTTATTAGGTGATGAAAGAGCAATCTCTAACGACTTCGCTGTCAAAGCGCTGTTGAATGGAGAAGTAGCTAGTATGCTTGGTTTCAGGATCATACAGATCGGAGATCGAGACGAAGGCGGCTTGCCTTTATCATCAAGCGACAGAACCATTTTTGCTTTCCACAAAGATTCTTGTGGTATGGCAGAAGGTATGGGAATCAAAACTGAGATTAACTATGTACCAGAAAAAACATCATTCTTGGTAAATAGTATGTTCTCAGCTGGTGCCATCGCTATTGATGACGAAGGTATTGTAAAAATAACTTGCGAAGAATAGGAGGAGTAAAAAATGGCATATTCAAGTACAGGCTTACAGCCTATAGGTGGACAAGCGAAAGCTGGTAACGCTCCTCAATTATGGAGCTATACATCAACTGATGCAAAAACCGATATAGATGCTAGTGGATATTTTAACGATGCGTCTGATCTGTTGAAGGTCGGAGATCTAATCTACGTCCACGCATCAACAGGTGGAACTCGCACATATAGTTTACATCCAGTAGTAAGCAATGCCTCTGGCGTTGTTGATATTGGAGATGGTACAGCTGTAAGTGCAACAGATAGTGATTAATCACTAAACAAACGATCCCCTGGTAGAGGTCATACTGCTAGGGGATCACATTGGAGGTACTATGGCGTCTGGAGATACAGATCTATCAACAGTAAATAATTCATTGAGATTACTGGGAGTAGACACAATAACATCTTTGACAGATGGAACGAAGAGAGCCTCTATAGCAAATGGCATTTATACTTTTGTAAAACATCACACACTATCAATGTATCCCTGGAAGTTTGCTCTTAAAAAAGTAGAGCTTGCAAGAGATTCAGCAACACCCAATAACGAATGGACATATCAATACTCAATGCCGAGTGATAGCGTTACTGGTTTACCTAACACTGTTTTTTTTAGCGGTGAAGTAGGAGCTGGATCAGAATTGAGATTTGATATTTACGAAAGAAAAGTGCTTACCGACTCAACTACTGTCTTTGTTGATTACGTATATAATGTGGGAGAAGACGCTATGCCTTCTTATTTTATAACTTTATTAATATATCAGGTAGCCTGGCATTTAGCAGAGCCTTTAACAGATCAAACAACTAAAGCTGATTATTGGAAAAAAACAGCACTTGGTAATCCGATTGATCAAGGACGAGGAGGTTACTTTAGAGTAGCTACTCAAATAGATGCTCAGGGACAACCGCCTAATGTTATATCAGATTATGTACTAACCAACATGAGATAATGGCAGATAACGAAAATATAGTAAGAATACAAACGAATTTCACCGCAGGAGAGTTTGATCCCCTGCTTAAAGGACGTGTTGATCTTGATCAATATTTTGCAGCAGCAGATGAGCTGACAAACTTTTTATGTTTACCCCAAGGTCCAATAGAAAGGAGACCAGGTCTCGAATACATTGGAACTATACCCAGCGCAGCTGCTCCTCAAAATGGAGTTAGGCTAGTAAATTTTGAATTTTCTACTACACAACAATACGTGTTTTTATTTTCAAACAATAGATTATATATATATAAATTAGGAGTTTTACAAACAAACATAAATGGATCAGGAAATAATTTTTTAGATTTGTCTTCTACAGGAATAGCGTCTGCAAATTTGAGTGAATTGTATTTTTCTCAATCAGCAGACACAATGATTATAACTCAAGAAGACATAGCTCCAGTTTCTATAACTAGAGGTGCCAATCATACGACCTGGACTGTTGCAAACATATCTTTTGATTTTGTTCCTAAATATCCTTTTAGCCTGAGCAAGACAAATCCAGCAGGAACTTTAACTCCAAGCGCTGTTGATGGAAACGTTACTTTAACATTCAGTAGTGCAGTAGCAAGCTCGTCTTATGTTAATCAATACGTAAACGCAGAGAATGGTTTTGGAAGAGCAAGAATTACAAAATTTTTAAGTAGCACCTCTGTGGAGGCGTTTACTGAATTACCATTTTCAAACACCAACGCTATAGCGAATGGAGACTGGGAATTAGAAAGTGGTTATGAAGACGTATGGAGTAGCACACGTGGCTACCCAAGATCGTCTACTTTTCACGAAGGCAGGTTATATTTTGGAGGATCCAGAGATCGACCAGCTACAATTTGGGGATCTAATGTAGCAGACTTTTTTAATTTTAATCCAGGGCAACAATTAGCAGACGAAGGACTAGAGGCGACAATTAGCACAGATCAGGTCAATGCGATTACAGCTATATTGTCAAACAGGGATTTATTGATCTTTACAACTGGAGGTGAGTTTTTTGTACCACAAGGAAACTTAGATCCTATCCAGCCTACGAATATTGTTTTTAAAAGTACAACCAGGGTAGGAGCAAAACAAATCAAACCGCTGCCTACAGAAAACGCAACATATTTTATACAAAGACAAGGAAAGCAATTAAGGGAATATTTGTTTGCTGACACAGATGTAAACTACAAATCTATTAATTTTTCTTTGTTTTCGTCTCATCTTCTTAACGATCCTGTGGATATGACATTAAGAAGACAGGTAAACACAAATGATTCAGATAAATTAATAATAATAAACAGCGATGGCACCATTGCTTGTTATCCATTTTTGCGTGATCAAAAAGTAGTGGCACCTAGTTTATGGAATACAGCAGGATCTTTTCTTGCTACGTGTGTAGACTTCAACGAAATTTATGTTGTAGTAAAAAGACCAGCCAATAATTTTGCATCTTGCACAATCACTGTTACAGATTATGCAAACATAGCAAATGGTTCTACGATAACTCTTCCTAACGCAGCTGGAACAGATGTTACTTTTACTTCTGTTACTTCCGCAACTTCTGGAAGTTTTCATACTGTAACGAGCAACAACCAAACAGCTACAAATCTAAAAACATTAATAGATGCTGATTCTAATTTTAGCGCTACTGTATCATCAAATGTTGTTACAGTTACTAGAGCAGTTAGTGGATACGAAAACTTAACTGTTTCATCGTCAGATCTAACAAGACTAGCTGTTACAAATTTTACTTTAGGAACAGAGTCAGATTACCACTTAGAAAAGTTTGATGAGGATTTTACAACAGATTCTGCAAAACAATATTCCAGCGTCTTAGGTAACGCTATTTCAAATACAACAGCTACTGGTTTAGATCATATTGATGGATTTAACGCTGATATAGTTAGAGATGATCTTGCATTATCAAAACAAACTATAGCGTCAAACCAAGTAACTCTTGACGCTATCCCAGCAAATTATGTCGAAGTAGGAATACCATATCCAGTAAGATTAAAAACTTTGCCTGTAGAAACAAAGCTACCTAATGGCAATGTCCAGGGTTTTCAAAAAAGAATTACAGAAGTTAATCTTATATTTCATTTAACACAAACAGCAACGATAGATGGAGAGAGTATAACTTTTAGAAATCTATCAGATCTAAAACTAGGCACAGGCATAGAGTTTTTTACAGGCATAAAAACAATACAGCCAGTTAGCGGTTTTACAGATCGCACACAATTAACCATAACATTAGACAAGCCTTTATTCTTTTTCTTGCTAGGACTAGAATACAAGGTAAGCATATAAGGAGAAAACTATGGCGCAATACGTAGCATTAGCATTAACAGCAGTCTCAGCATACAGTCAGTATCAACAAGGCAAAGCTCAACAACAAAGACTCAACAGACAAGCAGAGCTTGTTGAATTACAAGGCAGGAGCAAGGCTGTAAGTCATAAACAGGATGGTATTAGAATACTTGACTCTATGTTAGAGCAAATGTCTTACGCTAACGCATACGCAGGAGCAGGATCTGTAGATGCTTTCTCTGGATCAAAGCTAGGCGTTGGTTTATCTTTACAAGCCAAAGGATTAAGAGAGTTTAATATTAATGGATATAACTCAACTATTGCGCTTGATATGTCTAATCATCAAGCAGAAATGTTGAGGTATGAAGGCAGGATAGCTAAAAAACAAGGGAAAATAAATGCTCTAACTACTATGGCTATGGGTACAGCGTCTATATATGGGGCTGGAGGTTTTAGCGGATCAGGCGCAGGGGCAGGCAGCGGAGTACAAACAACTCAATATATGCAACAAGGAAGTTTGCCTCAAACAAGTTTTTCTCAACCTAGTATGAATATTGGATACACTACTTATCAACCACAAATGAGTATATATTAATTATGGCAGTAAAAAACATAAAATATAAACCACTTGGAGCAAAGCTACAAACTGTGCCAGGCGTTCAGTATGGAACTGGCGAAGAGAGAATGTATGGTAGTTTATCAAACAGGATCAATCAGCTAACTAACATAGCAGTTAAACAAGTGTCCAGAGATGCTCAATTAAGAGCAGCGGAAGACGCAGAAAAGTACCAGGCATTTATCCAAGAAGAAGATGGCAGCTTAACTTTCAACGATGCGCCACAAACAGGTACTACTGATTATGATCTAGCTTACTACAAAGCTGCGCAGCAAAACGCAAGATATCAAATAGATACGCTTTTTCAAGAAAAATTACAAACAGCGTTTTTAAAAAATAAATACGACCCACAAAGTTTTAATGCAGAAACTACTGATATTAGAGATGGTTTGTTGTCATCTATACAAGAAAAAAACCCAGCAATGTTTAACTATTACAAATACGATTTTGATCAAAAAATTTATGCAGCCAGCAAAAACGTATATGCTAATTATGCAAAGCAGCAAGAAGATATAGCAAGCATCTCTTTTAGAAATATTGTAGATTCTGGTCATATAGAAAGCATGTTTGAGGTATATAGAAACAGTCCTCAGGCAGCAATCAATGTTGGCAAGTTTATCAACAATGCTTTTGGAAGTTACATACAACATGGACCATCTACAGCGTTTATAGCAGGCGGTGTATCTTTTGATGCAGACGATACAAGAAGTAATTTATTTAGCGCTGAAAAAATGAATAAAGAACTTCTTTATGCTAGATCAAGATTTCAATATCATTATCTTGCTGATAAATTTACAAATCAATTTGAGCATGGCGATATTAATGGTTTGGTAAAAGAGCTGTCAGCTATTAGATCTGGCGAATACATAACAAAAGATTTTTTTGCACCTATGATGGCAGAAGATGGATCTACAATACTTGGTAACGAAGAAACTAGCATATCGCAACTAGGTTTTAGCGAAGAGCAAAGAAATAATTTGGCTGATGAAATATACAAACAAGTTATTTTTGAAACAGAAAAACTCAATTCTCTTACAGATAAACAAAACCAAAGAAACAAAAATCTTTTAAAACTTGAGTCTAGAGCAATTATGACAGATATATATAATTATCTTGACGAAGGTATGCAGAATAGATCTACAGAAGATTTGATTTTTAACAAGATAAGACAAATTGAAAGACAATATCCAACAGTAGATGCAAAAGAAATTACTGATCCACTAAGAGCTTTGTTGTTAGATAAAAACTCAGGACCTACTGATGATCCAGTAATTTTATTTGAATACATGAAACAAGCAAGAGATGGCGAATTAGATTATAGCGAGATGCTTTATTCTCCAAAACTTACTAGAAAATCAAAAGCAAAAATTATTGAAAAATCTTTAAATATACAACTAGGAGAGGAAGATTACACAGACTCTGGTATATACAAAAGAGGCATGAAACATATTACAAAATCAGAAGATGGGATTGGATCTTTCTTTTTTGGAGGAGGCGACAACACAAAAGAACTGAAAGGAATATATAGCAATCTGCATTTAGGTCTGGAAGGCGAGGGTTTTAATTTTAGCAGACAAGATGTTAATTCAAATCACATTGGTAGAATTATCGATAATTTATCAAAAACAAATATGCTTGCAACTGACAAACAGTCTTTTAACAGACTTGCTGGAGCTGGAAAAGAAAAATCAGACGATTTAAAAAGATTTGAAAATATAACAGAAAGAATAAGACAAGAACGAATTAAGCTAACAAGAGCTACTTCTGATGAAGAAAGACAACCTATTTTAGATCGGATAGCAGAAGAGCAAGAAAAGTTAAAAGTATTCGACATGAATAAAATTAGGGCAGAACAAAAAGAAATGGAAACATCTAATATTAAATACGTTCAAGGTAGATCGTATTATAAAACAGGAAACTTTGTATTCGAGCTTAATTCTGACACCATACAAGATTTATTAATGACAAGTGAAGTAGTGCCTGAGGCAGAAAAACAAAGATACAGGGAATTATTTGGAGAATAAAATGAGTGATAGAATAACCTTGCCGCCAATAAATGTATACCCAGGACCTATTGAAAAAGATGTGAAGGTCCAGGATCGTAGAAATATGGTAGATAATTTGGACAGCGGAGATCATATTGATCGAGCAGTACAACTTAGACATTATGAAACAGAAAAGTTAGATCCAAAAAATGTAGCAGCAGATACTGAAAGACAGTCAAATATCGATCTTGTTAATGACGCTGTAAAAGAAGGAAATTACAAATCAGCTGAAATATTAAAAGACACAATAGAGTTTGACGAAAAAGAAAATAATTTTGTAGAAGAAGTCGGAGCAGTCATAGGACATGGATTACAATCAGCGGTTAATAATATATTTGTATTAGGCGAAGATTTAGATAGATTGACTGGCATAGGAGCTTTTGTATACCACAATGGTGAGTTTGATTATTTAACAAGACAAGAATTAGATGATCTAGGAGAAGGTTATGATCCATATAAACTAGATTTAGTAGATGCTCCTCAATCTATAACAGGTAACGTTTTATCTGGGATGGTATCATTTATGGTCCCTTATGTAAGTTTCTTAAGAATGACAAAAGCAAACACTGCTGGAGGAAACTTATTTAGACATTACTCGGCTGGCGCTGTAGCCGATTTTATGTTTGATCCTAAACATGGAAACCTATCTACCTTAATGGTAGAAATGGGCGTTGCAAATGATTTTATAAAAGCCTTAGATAGCAGTCCAGAAGATATAGATCAGTTTGAAAAAGATATAGTGGCAAAATTCAAAGCCAGAGGTAAACAAACCGCAGAAGGAATATTTATAGGAGCAGCTATAGGGACAATCGCAGCAACTGTTAGAATAGCATCGCAGTTTCCAGGGTTTGTAGAAAATGCTAAAAAACACATAAACTCAGCAATCAATCAAGATACACAAGGAGCAAAATCTTTTTATGATAATTATTTAGAAAAAAGAGGCACGACAGATCCACGAAGATCTGATTCAGTGTCCTTAGAAAAACTTAAAAAAGATATTCAGTCTTTAAAATCAGGAGAAGAGGTAACAAGCACCTCAAACTTATCAGATGTCAAACCCACAGATTCTAGTAACTTAGATGATGCTGGAGGTGCGTCAGCTACCTCAGCAACTGAAAAAAGACCTTCTGCTGATTTGAATGATGACGTAGTCTCATCCCAAAAAACAGACGACATAGAGTCTTTGGATAAGCCAACTACTGATCCATCTACGACTGATGGTGGTATTAATAAACGTTCCATACAAGATTATGATACCACAGATGAAATATTAAAAATAGCAAGAGACAACAAAAGTGAATTAGATCAAAAGATAACAGATCTAGCCTCTGATTATAAGGTTTCTTTAAAATCTAGAATAAAAGACATAGAAGGCTTAAACGAAAAACTTACAAGGCAAAACAAAAATCCTAATGAAATAGGAGATTATCTTGGTCAAAGAATTATATTTGATGATCCTAGTGAGTTTGCAAACAACGTTAGTGATTTTATAACAAAAATTAGAAACAACTATGAAGTGTTAGAAATAGATCCAAAATTAGAACTTAGAACTATACATATACAAATAAAACACCCATCAGGCATAAGCAATGAATTACAAATAAGACCTAAGTACGTTGATTCAATACTAGAAAAACAACACATAGATTACTATTCACCTGCTAAAAAATTAATGACTATATACAAATTTACGCCTGCGCAAGAAAGATATGTTTATAGAGTATATAATAGAACTCTTACTGAAATGAGAAGGATAGAGGCTAGTTTAAATATGAATATGAATGAGGTATTTCGATAATGTCAAGATTTGGTAAATTTAACGCATCAGAAATAGCAGACGCATTAAGTGCTTGGATGACAAAAAATATTCCAGAGATGGATACTGCTACAGAAAAAACTGTGCAAACACAAAAGAAATCGCAAGAAATTATAGGTAAGTCTGGAAAATCTATAGAGCAAACTCTCGATCCTAAGTTTATGGATGACTTGCTAAAAGCAATGGATAATGGCGATCTACCAAAAGAATTATTCCCTGACGACTTTAACGCATACAAAAACAGCCTTTGGTATAAAGTAAAAGATCCTGGTGATGTAGATGCGGTTATAGAAGTTATAGGCAAATACTACGAGAAAGCTAGAATCAAAGGTAGGCGTGGAGATAGAAAAGGCGTTCTCAAAGACAAGGTAGTCAAGGAGCTTGCAGGTGAGCTTAATCTACAGATCGATGATGTTTTGCGCAGGAACATAGGTGATATCTATAACGTAGAGCAAATGTATGGATCTATAGAACTTTTGAAAAGATTTAGAGTAGCCTTACATGGTGCGCTTAAAAAAGCTGTTTCTGACACAGCTGGTGATCGTGAAAAGATTTTTGCTATGCAAATGGTGCAAACATACAGCGCTTTAACAAATCAGATCATGGGAGCTAGAGCTGAGATTGGGAGATCATTTAGGATCTTAAAAACAATGAAAGATCCCCTGGATAATTTTGCAGATGAGGACCAGGCTTTAAAAAACATCTTTGATAAAACAGAAGGCAGGGAAATGACTGAATCTAAACTTGAGGCTTTGTATGGAATTATAGATAAAGATCCTACAAGGGCAGCCAAAGGCGCAAGAGAAATAAACTTAGCGACAACTAGATCAATGCTATATCAGGTATACTACAACAACTTATTAAATGGAGTAACCACACAATCTGTCAATTTAGGAGCAGGCGTTTTTTATCAACAATTTTGGCACCTGAGCAGGTTTATGGGAGGAGGTTATGGCTCGATCAGGAATAAGGTCATAGGTAAAGACACAGGCGGTCTAACTTTTGAAAATGCTACATCAAGCTATTATGGATATATTGCCTCTATATACGATGGTCTTAGAATAGCAGCATCTTCTTTTTTAACTGGCAGATCGATTGATACATTTTCAAAAATACCTTATGGAGGGCAAGATGGAAAAATTACTGTAAGAAACCTCGTTTATAACGCAATTAAAAATAAAGACAGAATCACGTTAGGTAAAAATAAAACAGGATCAAGTATAAGAGAAAGACTAGAAAACAATCCAGAGTATTTAGCTGACGAGCCTTACTTTCAAGTTATAGACGCCATACTAGATTTTAGCACAAGAGCAGCGCCTAAGATGATGAAGTCTGCGGATGATTTTATGAAATATATTTTTTATAGATCGCAGTTACATACTTACGCATACAAGCAAGTATCAGAAGAAGTAGCAACTGGTTCTTTGCCAGCAAAAGATTTTGATAAAAGAATGAATGAAATAATGAACGATCCTAGTAAACAGGCTCCAGAAATTAGACTTGAAAGTATGGACGTTGCGAGAGAGACAGTATTGCAAAGACCTATGGATAAGATAGGTCAAACCATAAATAGATTTTTAAAAGAAGACAAAGGCGGTGGTGTAGCAGGAGCTTTAGGAGAAGGTCTCGCAAAAATATTAGTGCCATTTTTTAACACTCTTTATAACCTAACTAAAGTAGGACTAGAAGTAACGCCTGGAATAAGTGCAGCTTTGGCAGCAGGCAATATAGGTAAACTTGGCAAGATGTTAAGATCTCCAGATCCAATACAAAGAGACATGGCTAAGGGACACCTTATAACGTCTCATCTTCTAACATTGCCTTTTATTATTGGAGCTTTGAATGGTTATGTTCAAGGAGGATCTCCACAAGGCATGAACAGACAACAGACTAGAAAAATGCAAATACTTAGAAATGGTCCGCAAGATTATAGCATAGTCATCCCTTGGGGATCTATTGATCCAGAGGGGACATATTTAGGCGAATTACATGATGGCAAAGACAAGTCCTATAAAATAGACAGGCTAGATCCATTAGGCATATTTTTAAGTAATGGTTATGCTATAGCGCAACTTATGGAAACAATAGATGACGATCAAGCGCTGGGTGATGCTATGGTCAAGTTTACTTTCAATGTTTTTGGCAAGATGCACGATAGCTCTTTTGCTACAGGTATAGCGGATTTTACTGATATATTTACATCAGAGCAAATGGCTACAGATAAATTTGTTAGATGGGGAGCTAGGTCTTTATCTAATTTTGTGCCATTTACTGGAAGGTTTGGAGCAAACGTTGAACAATTATTTGATCAAGACGAGGATGGTAATGTCATAGCAAGAGGCAAAAACTTGCCTAATATTTTCAGAATGAAAAACGAGGAAGGCGTTGATATGATATTTGTGGATAATGGAGATGGATCTTACGATATGATTCCTGAAAAAAACAGACACATAGGAGAAACCGCTTTAGAAAAGTTTGCAATAGATTTTGAAAACGAAATAGATGCAAAGATTAACAGAAAAAAATTGCCAAGAAAATTAAATTATTGGGGAGAGCAAGCATATAACGATCCTAAAGTAGGTGGAGACTGGTCGGTTACTTATTCTCCAATAGCAAGTAGAGATCTACCTTACAACAGGCAAGATCTAATAGATATGCAATTATTTAACGAGGATGATTTCACTTCACTGCCATTGATGTTTAACAACAAAAGAGCAAACGAGATAGCAAACGCAAGAAACATAAAAGGCTTTGGATCTTGGAAGTCTATGATAGATATTATTGGAGTTATGGGAGAAATGGAAAGACTAGGAGCGCCTCCTAGAAATCATCCAACATATATTAGTATGCAAGGATTTAAAATCCCTCTTAACGCTGATCAAAGAAATAGTTTTATAAGATTTATTAATGGTGATTTTAGCGAGTTATCCGAAGATCAAAAAACAGAGGCTGCCGCAGCTTTGAGTCCAGAATACTACGAATTTTTTACATCAAATCAAACGTTTAAAGATAGGTTAATGAGCCTGATTAAAAGCGAGGAATATTTTTTAATTGGGAATGATGACGAAATTTCAGATTCAGCTAGGATCAAAATGATTAACACACAAATTAATTTTCATACTACTGGCAAGACTCAGGAAAATCAACGCAGTCTAGAATATCTCGACAATGTGCCATTAGATGGACCTCAAAGATTATTGACGATCATGTATCCTGATCTAAAAGAAAAGGCTCTATATTTGAACAACACTGTCAATAAGCGTAGTATAGAACCAATAAGAGATATATTGGGAGGTTCTGAGTAATGGCTCTTAATGCTATAACCAATACTACTAGAAGAATACAGTACACAGGAAACAACTCGACTACTAATTTTTCTTTTAATTTTGTTGTTGAGTCATCATCTGATATAGCTGTATATTTTGACGACACTAAAAAAACAGTTAGCACACATTATACAGTATCGGTCAGCTCAGATGGTACTGGATCGATAACCACTACTACTGGGAACACTCCAGGAACTGGAGTCTTAGTTACGATCATAGGAGACAGATCAATCAGCAGGACCACAGAGTTTACAGCTGGGGGACCGCTAACAGCAACATCTCTTGAAAACGAACTCAACTCTTCTACTTTGTTAATATCTCAATTATCAGAAAGAATAGATCGTTGTTTTACTTTACCAATAGGTACAGATGCTACAACTCCCCTGGAACTTCCTTACAACAATACAGAGAGCAGTAACGCAAATAGGATTATTAAATTCAACTCCTCAGGAAATGCGTTTGAATTAGGATCAACAACAACTAACATTGACAGCCTTGCTACTGTAATTACAGAAATAGGTTTGCTCGGAAACTCAGACACAATAGCAGACATGGCGTTGTTGGGAACAAGTGCGGTAGTAACAGATTTAAATTTACTGGCAAATGCAGACGTCATAGCGGATATGGCATTACTAGCAGATTCAGATGTTATATCGGACATGAATACTCTTGCCACATCAGATATAGTTTCTGATCTAAACACTCTAGCTACGTCTGATTTTGTATCTGATCTAAACACTCTAGCCACTTCTACAAATGTCTCAAATTTAGACACTGTTGCTGGATCGATTTCAAATGTCAATACGACTGCTGGATCGATTTCAAACGTAAACACTGTGGCAACAAATATATCTGGTGTTAATAGTTTTGCAGAAAGATATAGAGTAGGATCGTCAGATCCATCCTCATCTTTAGATGAAGGAGATTTATTTTATAATTCTAGTGATAACGTACTAAAATTTTATAATGGATCTTCTTGGCAATCCCTTAACACTTCTGGTTTAAATAATATTGTAGAGGACACGTCTCCACAACTAGGAGGCAATCTGGATGTACAAGCCAGAGAGATTAATACCTCTACAACTAATGCTAATATTATACTTGCTCCAGATGGTACAGGTATGTTGGAAGTTAAGGGTAATACTAACGCTGGTACTATACAGCTTAATTGTGAAAATAACTCACATGGTGTAAAACTTAAAGGACCTCCACATTCAGCAGCTCAATCATATACATTGACTTTGCCATCTAGTATCACGAATAATTATTATTTAAAAACAGATGGCTCTGGAAACTTATCGTTTGCAGAAGTGCCAACAGAAACAAAACCAACAGTGTCAGATGTAAGTCAAACTATTGCGCCAGATACCGCAACGACTATTAATATTACAGGGAGTAATTTTGTAACTGTACCTATTGTTGAATTTATAAAAACAGATGGATCTATTACACGACCAAACTCTGTATCGTTTACAAGTGCTACATCATTATCTGTAAATGTAACGCTTGCAGCTGGTAACTATCATGTAAGAGTAGAAAACCCAGATGGTAACGCTGGGCGTAGCACCAATAATATTATTACAGCAAGTACAGCACCTAGTTTTAGTACATCAGCTGGAAGTTTAGGAAGTGTAGCTGCTGGAGATTCTGTCAGTTTAGACGTAGATGCCTCATCAGACTCAACAGTAGCGTTTAGTGAAACTACAAGTGTGCTTACAAGCAACTCAAATACACCAGCAAGTACAATGAATTTAACTCTCAACTCGTCTACAGGTGCGATCACAGGCACAGCTCCTAGTCCGACAAGTGAGACTACATATAACTTTACCCTACGAGCTACAGATGCAGAATCGCAAACAGCAGACAGAGCATTTAGTAT